ATCACCAGTCATTGGATCACGCTGAACTTCCTGCTTGAAAGCAGGACCAGTCGGCATTCCAGTCATAGGATCAATTTGCGGCTGACCCTTAGGATCAATCTTATTGAGAGGTTGACCTTGAGACATAAAGACATTCTCTCTAGAGGCGTGACGAACGTCAAGCATCATTTCATCGTAGAGCTTGTTCGTCTCGTTCATCTGTAGGTACTTCAAAGCCTTAGTTGGGTCAATAACACCCATCTTCATCAACTCAATAATGAAGGCTTGTTTCGCCGCTTGACTTCTAGGAGCCATAGAACCAGGCTCAACTCGGAAGTCCATGATAGGATTCAAGTCGGCAGCCTTGAATTGCCTAGTTTCCATGACCTGATTCTTACTGGTCATAGCTACAACACGCTCTATAGGCCAAAAATCGTGTACGTTAGCTAGTACCTGAATACCAGTTTCCTGAACCGCTGCTTCAAGAGAAGTAACGGTGTGGTGCATAATGGTATCATTTTCCTCTTGAAGATACGCAATAGCCGACGCTGCTTCAACTCCAGGCGGTGTGCGACCCTTTGTAATCTCATATTGAGAGGAAGCATCATCCATATCCTTGATTGTGACTTCAAGTTCGTTAGTGACGCTTGACGGGAGTTCTGGCTGGTCCAAGGCTTTAGGAAAATCAAAGCCGAGTTGAACCGCAAGAAGCAAACCAGGCTTAGAAGTAAACTTCTTGGGATCAATAGAACCAGTGATGTAACCCCATTGTGGCTTTCCAGCAAGGTTCCTATTCTCCAGCATGACAGAACGGGTACGGTTGTATTCTTTCTGTAGGGGAATCAAGGTCTTGATTACCGAATCCCCGTAGAACATACCAGAGGGAACGTGGTCGATCTTTGCAAACGGGAATCTACCATGAGTGAATGGATATTCATGCTGATAGCCCATCATTCCAGGCTCATCAGACATAGGACCATAAACTAGGGATTCACCATCTGACTGTGCATTATCCGAAGCCGGCTGTGTACCAGTTCCATTTCCATTAGGACTTGGCATCGGAACGTTTCCACCCATGCCGGGAAGCATCCCTTGCATCATTTCTTCAGGATGAACCGCTGGGTCTTTGGGTGGTTCGTATACGTATAGAACTTTATTTTCACTAGTAACAAACATTGCACCCTGTGGGAAGTCCCTACAGGGCTTCACCCAGTTCTCCTTAACGTAACAAAGCTTAGTTTCTTTGTTTTGAGTCTGCTTGATACCTAGAGAAGAGAGGAATCGACTTTCAAGGATGGTGCTAGCAGTAGTTTCAGGCTGTAACTCTACCTCATAAGACTTCCAAACAGCCTCTGGGTCCATTGCCCTAGCGTGAATAGCGTACTGCTGTTCTTGAACATCAACAATCTGTAGGTTAGGTACGAATAATTGGAAGGCCGGCACGGCATCAAAGCCGATATACCCAGGCAATCCATCTAAATCTAGTTTAGCAGGATCATAATAATTTTTAAGAAATGAAGTTCCACAAATGCAAGCCCAGAATGTAGCTTCCATCCGCTTCTGATTGAAGTATTTCGTCCGCATGATGTGCTCGGAGATAGCTTCTCCGGCCATTGCAGCTAGACGGTCTTTCTCTTCAGTAGAAGGCGGCACAACATACCATTGCGGCTCTTCTTTTGAAAGCTTTGTAATCTCAGTACGGATGATTCTCAGAATTCGGTTGGCAGTATGTCTAACACGCCAACGGTCCTGGGAAGGCTGTTCAGAAAACTGAAACCCACCATTAGGATTCTTTGTGAAGACAATCCATTGCCGACCTGCGAAGAAGGCCAGATTCTCGTGCCATTGTTTCTCAAAATGAATACGTGCTTCTTGACAAGCCTTCAGCCTAGTATTCCACTTTTCAACCAGATTACGGTCAGCAGAACCGGCCGCCTTGACAATTTCCACGTTTCAACTCTCTTAGGAGTTAACTACCCTAACGTTCTGGACGTCCTTGTCTTCCTTCTCGGATTCCTTAGCAGCCTTTTCTGCCTCTTCATCCCGTTCCTTGATAACCTTCAAGCGATCATCCAGGGAAGAAACTTCAATGGAAGGATCAGCGTACAGGTCTTCGGGGACGTCACGCTGGAAAGCGTTATCGGGCCGCTCCAAGTTATTTCTCAATGCGGCAAAAGGTGAGCCACCGTTAGCTGCGACAACTGCACGAAGTTCTGACTCATCAATCTCTTCACGGAGATATGCCTGATAAGCATCTTCAGCAGTACGAATACGCGAGGCAGGAAGATCAAATCGAGGGTCTTCCATAACCTTCTTAACATCAGCAGCCGAAACCTTCGACTGCTTGTCTTCGGTCTTGGTTTCCGGCTTATTTTCCGGTTTCGTTTCAGTCGTTGCCATTATCATCTCCAATGATGGCTGGTTGTTCGGACGATTCGGTAGTAGTGATAAATCCCTCTAGGTCAGGGAATTGAATTGGATCTAATTCATCCTCCTCTTCTTCAATCACCTGCGGTTCTTCCCAATTATCAGGGAAGTTCTCCGGTACCAAAGCTGATCTTGAGCGGTCCTGTGCCATCTGAACTACCGTCATCAGTTGCGTTTGCATCCCCTGAATCTGGTTGTTCTGATTCTGAATTGTCTGGTTCTGAGTCTTGATCGTCTCTGTCTGAGCTAGAACCAGTTGTTGAAGCGACGAGTTGATTTCCTGCAACTCCACTATCCGACTCTCCAGACTCGGATTCTCGAACGTCATGAACACCCGCCCATTCGTAAGTTGGCTCCTGTTCGGAGTTCCATTTCTCATGATCCTTTCGGAAAGTCTGAACGAGCCTTCCTACAGTAACTGTCATATCTCCGAAGCATTCATTACAAAGATAAATAGCCTGGTTTCCAGTATCAAAGTAATGGTCGATAGCCCAACCAAGATCAACAAACCATTCCCTGCGACCTTGACCTACACCGCACCGAATGCATGTGTACGGCACCATGCTAGGTTTATCTTGAATAGTATAGGGCCTAACCATTAGCTCACCATCACAATACGAGTTTTACCATTGTGACCGTGGATAGCTTCAACAGATTCCATTCCTCTATCATACCAAACTACGCTCGTAGGCCATTCGGTCAACCAACGTAGAGAAACTACACCGTCTGTGAATTCTACACCCTCAGCGACTACACCAGTACCACTGATACCAGTTTCATCCACGTCCCTGTGTAATTCAAAGCATCTCACCATTCGATACCTAACTGTTCATCAAAGTTCTTATTAAAGCCATTCTGGGCAGAGAACATCAATTCGTAGTCGAAGTCCATCTCTCCGGCTTCAGGTAAGTTAAGCACGTTCCCAGGTGCCTCGTCAATTTCATGTTGAAACGCTGGACGACTCATTACACCATACCGAAGTGCATCCATACAGTGGTCGTTTCGTTTTAGTGGCGTTTCTTTCTTGTTTCTCCGTACTTCAATCTTTGTCGATGCATAGCGATCCCATCTATAATTGTTAAGTTCGCGGAGAGTATGCTGGCATCTGCGAGAAACAAACAGAAGTCTTTTGGAGAATCGGTTCTGAACTCTAGCAATACCCCCTCGGACGTCGTTATTTCCAAGTGCAATAGGGACACCGTGTTCAACGTATTCAGTTTGGATACTTGTGCGAGTAATGGCGGAAGTGTTCTGAATACTGGGATCACCGACGACATAGACCGGAGTAACCTTTAAGTCCCGAATTCTAGATCTGTAGAGAGCAGCGTTTTCTCTAACAATGTTCTGAACTTCGTAGAGTTCATCATAGACGATGATACGCCCATCAGCATCAAAGCAGCAAAAAAGAAAAACTGTGGGATTGGCGAATCCGTGGTCCATACAGACAAAATGTTGCCATTGTCGTCTGTAAATTTCAAAGTCATCATCTAGTAAGTCCTCTACTACGTTGCCACCCTCATCAGAAGACTGTGCTTTATAGCTACCTGCATAAACTAGTCCGGTATGCGTAATAAACTTACCAGAGCGGCGAGCTTCTTTTTCCTCCGCTGAAAGCCCTCTGGTAATTCTGTCTAATGCTTCAATCTTAATATGTGGATTTTCAGTAGTGTCAATCTCTAGAACAAAGATGCTGTGGTCACCCTCAGCCCAAGGATCATATATCTTATCCTTCACCCATGTCAATTCAATGAGTGGAGTCATTGTGATCCAGTAAGATCCATCCGTATCCACGAGACGCATGAGACATTCGTTAAATATGTCTTCAGGGGGTTCTTCATCGAACCAAGTGAAGTGTCTGCTAGTTCCGGCAAACTTACCGACATCCTGTTCGTAGGACATGAATTCAAGGAAGGAGCCATTGGTAAGAGTGAGTGTTCTAGCGAGTTTGTCATAACTATCTTCCCAACTTCCATTCACTAGGAAAGAAGCTGGAAGCCATCTGCGAATTTCGGGGTGCGATATCTTCTTGATACCTTCTTCAATGTCCACGGCAACAGCACGCCCACGGACAGGAGGAAGAGGAATATCTTTACGATATGGATGGAGTCCGGTAAGCCACATGACCGTTTCGACTGCACCGAAAACAGATTTTCCGGACCTGTTGCCTCCGATAAAGAGCTTCTCTTTTGCGGGCGACCTGTGGAGCTTCTCCTGTAAGGCATGGGGCTTGTAAGCGGATAAACCCGGAGATACCGAGGCACGCCTGAGCGACTGTTCTGTGAGAAGGAGTACGTCATCTAGGGACAGTTCCTCTTGTTTACGGGTTGGCATCTACAACGCACACAGTAATAGGCAAATCTTGGTCTATCGGCATTCTTTGGTGAACGGAAATTTCCTCTAGGTGAAAACCTACAGGGCAAGCAGGACCAGGAATACCTACAGGGCCGATTGCTCCATTTTCCCCATCAATTCCATCAATTCCATTTGTACCAGGAATACCCTGTTGTCCTTGTATTCCATTACTTCCATCCCTTCCGGCTGGACCCATTGGGCCAGGAATTCCTTGTGGACCTTGTGGGCCTGAAACTCCGGGTAAACCTTGTGCTCCAATTTGTCCTGCTTGACCAGTCGGGCCGGGAATACCCTGTTCCCCCTGTATTCCGGTAAACCCCGTAAAGCCTTGTTCACCACGCTCACCTTTTGGGCCTACAGGGCCGGGTGGTCCTGGTATAAGAATAGTTTCATCTGGAACTACAACTAGGTCAAAATCTTCGCCGTAGACTCCAGAAGCTAGTAGCAGGGAAGCAGAGAAAACTGCACAGCCAGCCAGAATCAAGATGGGAGTCGTCGAGTTCACAACTCTCCGTCTGTTCCATCAGGCCGCTTATTTAAATCTGAAGCCGCAGTGTTCTTTCCAGCTATCAAACCAAGCAAAGCGCCGAGGATTCCACTTACAAGCGACATAAGTC